TTGTACAGGGATGCACTCATCACTGTAAAGGTTGTCATAACCCGCAGACTTGGGATACCGATGGTGGTGAACAAAGATTCATTGGTGATATTGTTGAGGAACTGTCTGACAGCAGTAACGATATTACCATCAGTGGTGGTGAACCTCTAAATCAGTTAGCTTCTCTGCTTAGATTGGTTAAGATGATTAGAAAAACCAGTAATAAGCGAATTTGGATGTACACTGGGTATACTATGAGAGAGCCTATTCCAAGATTCTGGCGGCAGTTAGCCAGATATGTGGATGTGGTAATCGATGGTAAGTTCGTTGAAGAAGCAAAGAACACTGACCTTGCATTTAGAGGTTCTACCAACCAGAGAATTATTGATTTACCAAAGTCCATCGAGGAAAACAAAGTTGTGCTTTGGAGGGGTTAAATGAGAAAGATTTGGAACGAGTTAATTAATGAAGCCGCACCAACCTTAATTGGGCTGTTTACAATCGTTGCACTGATTGCATTAAGTGCTGGTGCTTGTGCTTGGTCTATTAAGTGGTTACTGAGTGTGCTGGGGGTGATTTGATGACTATTGAAGAAAAGCGTAATAGAATTGAAGAATATTGTCATAAACACGGTATGTGTACTGATGGCGATGTGTGTCCTTTGTATAATTTTGGTGAAGAGTGCTACGAGGGCGATGATGAATCGGTTAATCGTCACTATGCAATGATATTCCCAGAGGTTGAAGAAACCAACAATGTAAACCACCCCAACCACTATAATCGTGATGGTGCTATGGAGTGCATTGATGAGATGATGATTGTCTTTGGTAGAGAAGCAGTCAAACACTTCTGCTTACTTAATGCTTGGAAGTATCGTTATCGTGCAGCTGATAAGAACGGTATTGAGGACTTAAAGAAGTCTGATTGGTACATCAACAAGTATAAGGAGTTGGGTTACTAATGAGCGAGAACAAGAGATTTGAAGATTGGGAACAAGTAGATTGCAACCAGTGTGCAAGATATTGGGATAGCTCCTGTGACAGCGTTTCTGAGGGCAAAAATCGCCCCTGTAACAGCTTTTTAGCTACGAGGAGTGTAATTATCCCAGAAGAAATTAAACGGCTTAAAAAGGCAATTAAAGGGCTTTGTTTGTGTAGTATTTTAACGAACACTGCGCTGATACTTGTTATTTTACAGCTAATGTTTGGAGCGTGAGTGGATGAGATATAATCTCAATGGTAATTGGTACACTCCGAACGAGTTAGCTGAGATGAGTGGTATAGCTGCTCATACTATCCGAGATAGATTGCGGAGAGGTTATTCTGTCGAAGAAGCAATAAAGGTCACGGCACTCCACGATAGTGTGAAGGAGTTCAATGAAGCTTCTCACTGGGAGGACTGGGTTGGTATGCCTATGAGTGACCTTTTTGAGATATATTGGAGATGGTGTATCCAACACGGATACACTACTCTCCAATTACAAGGCTTCTCAAGACAGATAATGAGTATGTATCCGATGTTAAAGACAGTTCCCACGAAGAGAGGGGATAAGTGTCAGCGGATTATTAGAATGAGAGGGTAATATGAGTTTTGTTTCTTGGAGAGTAAATGAAGTTGAAATTAAAAACTATCCCCCACCCAACGATGTAGAAATATCTGCTCTTGTCAAGGGTTATTTTACAGGGGACGCTCCGAGTTGGAGATTAGATGCGTTTGACATTAAACGGGAACTGGAGTTCAAGTTGTTGTATGGCTCACAAGTGCCTATTCTTGGGTTTACAGCCAGACCAACTCTCAAAATCAAGAAGGTAATCTACAATATGCCCGCAACAATCATCATTTGGGCTGATGGTACAAAGACCGTAGTTAAGTGCCAGAGTGGAGATGAGTATGACTGCGAGAAAGGCTTTGTTATGGCTTATCTGAAGAAGCTCCTTGGTAATGATAACACTTTCAACAAAGAAATCAACAAGTGGGTGTGGGGTGAGGAATGACGGCTGAAGAAAGACTGTTGGAAGCTGGTTGGGAAGGTATCACCATTCTAAAGGACTATGACTACGATAGTGCGCTGATTGGTGTGACCCACGATGGGAGAGCTGTCTACGATTTCGATAAGATGGTGGAGTGGATTGCTGAAACAGAGGGTTGTAGCTACGAGGACGCAATGGAGTGGGTTGACTACAATACAATTCGGGCATTGGGATACTTTGGTTCTGATAGTCCGATTGTGATGTACAGATTGGAGGAAGCGTGATGGGAGATATGATTCAAGTGGTACGATGCAAGGACTGCGTGTACTGCCACGCTGAAGGTGAGCATCTGCTATGCGATTATCACTATGGGACTGTGGTTGTGGAGTATAACGACTTTTGTAGTCGTGGAGTACGAGCGGAGGACGATTTGAAATGAAACAAACCATCACTAAAGACAAACAAGTTTACTGTGTAACAACTGTTCCGTATCCACCCGCTATCATTAAGCAAATGAAGAAAGCTGGATATAAGGTTAAGGAGGAAGCTAAATGATTAAACGCAGCTGTGAAGATGCTAATACATATTACCTCTGTGTGTTTGGTAAGCGATATATCTTCAATTATGGTAGATGTATTGGATGGTATAAGCCGTAACGGGAGGTATTTATGAGTTTAGACATTGAGTTCAAAGTAAATCAACCTAAAATCTGTCCTCACTGTGGAAAGCTTGTGGAAATGGAAACCATCGACACTTCTGGGAGCGGTGGTAGAAACTGGTATCCTATATTAGAATCGATTGGTTACTATGTTCCGTATGACCAGCGTACCGAAGAGAACGATTGGTACGGTAAAGATATGACCCTAACTGAAGAACAACTCAGAGAAGTATACACTTATGTTAAGAACAACCGCTTTGAATTATTCTATGGTGAATCTGTGCTTGGTACACTTGGAAGAGCTATCATTGATGGTAACGAAGTGGTAGTCAACGCCGATTGGTGAGTGTAAACTTACAAACTTTATATTATAATATATTCTTTTATATAGGTATACGATATTCTGACACTATCAGAATATCGTAGTCCTATAATAAAAGAATATAAAGGCGCAATATTGCACCGAAAACCCCGAAAGCCTTGTGCCGCAAGGGTTTTCGACTGTACTATTTATATTAATACAGTTGTATTTTGTCAGAATATCGTAACCAGGGGAGGAATGGATATTGGAAAAACAACAGATGTTGGAGTTCGCAGATATAGTCGCACAGGCTGTGGTAAAGGCTATCAACTCCCAAAATGTTGGTAAAGTGCAAACTCAAAAACAGGAGAAGAGTGCGTATCAGAAGACCGAGCAGCTCTTGTATAACTACAACGGGTTCAAGCGAATCATTCAAGAGCGCAAGCTGGAGATTGAGGAACTGAAGCTGTATGGTGTGCCACAGAAGTGTGGTGGTGTGAGTGAGCGTGTGCAAACGAGCCACTCTGTGCAAGGTATTGTGCTTCCCGAAGAAGCTGTGGAAAACGCTGTGCGTACTGTGGAGCGTTCTGTGGAGGGTACTGTGCAAGCCATCGCCCTAATAGATAAGTGTATGGCGGCATTGAAGAATGACCCGTACTATAAAATCTTGGAAATGCGCTATTTCGAGGGCAGAACCCAGGAGGACATTGCGATTAGCTTCAACTGCGCCCAGTCCACTGTCAGCACGAACAGAAGTAGATTGGTAAAGGAACTGGCAATGCGCTTGTTCCCAGAACAGGCAATCAAGGAAATGATGAATTAAGCACAAAGGCTATTCTACGAGCAAATCGTGGAATAGCTTTTTTGTTTAAGTGCAAATTCAAAAATGCAAATTCAAAAATACAAAGTGCAAACTTAAAAATGCAAACTCAAAAATGCAAATCTGCAAATGCAAATTTGAAAATGCAAACTGCAAATTCAAAAATGCAAATTGCAAATTCAAATTTCAAATTCAATTTTAACACTTTAATTCGTTAATAAGTTAACTCGTTATCGAATCATCGAATCATCGAGTTAGCGATTTAGCGAATTAAAGTATACTGTAACACAGTAATGATTTAGTGAATTAAAGTATACTTTAACGGTTTAACGATTTAATGAGTTAAAGTGACAGGACAAAAGGAAAGCGGGGGATTGCTCCCCCGCCTTTTTTACTCCTCGGTTACCTCTTCCCACTTGGGGTCTAAATCCTTGCGGAAATAACCTTCCATCCATTCTTCGCACCACTTGGTAAAGTCTTTCATAACAAGACCATCATAGCGAGTATCGTAGCTTTCCCACCATTCGTCATTGGTTCGCTCGATACTTACACAAGAGCCGTTGCCGTAACTAAAGGCAGCAGACTTTGCTCTTGTGAACTTGTACAAGGCATTGTACTTGGGGTTGTTGAAAGTGACTCTGTACAGCTTGGTAATTTCCATAGTGTTTTCCTTTCTTTGTCCGTTGTTTACTTGTCAATGTTCGGCAGCATAAGGTGTCCCCTATCCTACTATTATTATATCAAAATAGGAAACATTTGTAAATTGACATATTGCACAAAGATTCCCAATTTTCAACCCTTGTTTTTGTGCATTTTGCTATGTCCACGGCTGACGGACAAAAAACGGCACTTTGTCTGTTTAAAGCGTTAAAGAAAACGGACTTTAGCGGTTCGGAGTATAAAGATACTGCCCCACCTAAAAACGGCGCAGAGGGGCAAAAAATGGGGTCTAAAGGGTATACACAATAGGCACACAATTTTTGCGGTGTTTGTTCGTCATTGGTGGACAATATACCGAGAAGCTGAACCCCCTTTATATATAATATATAGTATAAAATGTTGCACAAAAAAGTCCCCTAATATTTGGTTATTTTGTCAATTTACAGGGGGATATTGTTATGCTACTATAATGTCACAAGGAACAAACAACACAAGCCGAAAGGAGCAAACAACTTGAAAACTTTTAAAGTAAATTATCTTGCACCGAATACCGCAGAAAAGCAGAGAAGCGGCAGACACCCTGTGTATATTCACAAGGTAGCAACCTACCATTGCAACACCGAAGAAGAAGCGGTGGAAAAGTTCAACAAATACCACGGAAGCAAGAAGCATCAGTTACAATTTGTATGGGAAGAAACCGACATTGACAGATTAAGAGCAAAGCTAACAAAGGCGCTTATGCCGAAACGATGAAAGGAGCAGATTAAGGGGGTTGAAATAATGACTAAATACGAAATTATTACAAAAATTGTAAATAGTAACAAAATTGATGAAAACGACAAGGTTTGGTATATTGAAATGTTCTTAAAAGGTTGGATTTCAACACTTGAAATGCAGTGGATTTGGGAATGAGGTGCGGCAATGTTTATTGTATATCTTGACAATTTGGGGGTGGCGGTTGTAGAACTGGACTATAGTTCCGTAAGCTTTTTGAATGGGGAAGCGGTTTTCTCAAGCAATGGGGAAGAGTACAGAATTCCCACCAATACAATTATTGAAATCACAACAAACAAAGCAGATTTATAAAGGAGAAAAAACAATGAAAAAGATTAACAGAGAATTAAAGACCTACGAAACTATCTTCGTATCGGTGGATGGTAAGGAGTTCAAGACGGAAGCCGATTGCAGAGAATGGGAAAAGTCCTACAAGGGAACGATGGCGGCAAGTTGGGCAAATATTAAAAAAGTGGAAGTAAATGCAATGGATTTGTGTTTACCCTATGGTAGCGAGGATTTCGAGTGTTATATGCTAACTCCGAGAAGCCTTGAAGAGATTACTTATATTAATGCTTATGTTTCCAGTATTACTTGTAGTAATAGTCCAGTTCTAAATACTAATCATATCGGTGTAACAGTTGTCCTAAATTTTGGATTCGACCACGATTGGTGCGAGGTTTACCAAATGGACAGACACCTTGCAGATATTGCCGAATATGTCGCAAAAAAGGAGAAGGAACTGAAGGAGTGTTGAAAAATGCCGAATAAAGAAAAATTCCAACTTTGTTGGACTTGTAAAAACGCTTGCGGTGGTTGCAGTTGGTCGAGAGAGGGAAAGCCTGTTGAGGGTTGGACGGCTGAACCGACACACATTGAGACAAATCGCTATTATGCGGATAGCTACAAAATTTTAAAATGTCCACAGTATGAAGAAGAGGTGCGGAGAAAATGAAAAAGTTGTATGAATGTAATGAAAAATATGCAAAACAGAAGCTTTGGAACATTCGAAAAGATATTACTTTGGATAGTATTTGGTTTTGTGATTATGAAAACAGATACGGATATAGTCCTTATGTAATGTATCAGTTTTTCGACGGCTTTCTTGATTATATTGACGAATTAATGAAAGAAAACGGACAGAACATACACGAAGATTATTTTTTCCACTTGTTGCCGCTATATGATAACAAAGAAACTCTTTGGCGGTGGTACTGTTGTTTTGACGAAATCGACTTTTAAGGGGGTTTATAAAATGCCTGTTTGGGTTGTATTGCTTGCCCTGTGTGGGGTTGTGTTCTTGGCTGATGAGTTAATTACTTGGTGCGAACCTATTTATAAAGGTAAAAACTTGTTTTGATTGAGAAAGGAAAAGAACAATGGAAAAGTATATTTATAAGAGCCGTTATTTTTACGGAAACGAAATCAGCGAATACGGATTAGAAAACGGCTATATGGATTATAGAACGCTTGCAAAAGCTTTCGATATGGTTATGAACAATAACATTATCGGCAACACCTGCGACATTGGATGGTGGGACATTGTAAACGGAAGCGAGTGGTGGTATGAGGACGGCAACGGAAACGAAATTACAGTTGCAGAATATGAGGAACTTGAAGCAGAAGAGCAGGAAAATTGGAGAGAGTGTTACAAGGAAATTTTCCAGTATTATATCGTAGACGATAACGGCGCAAGCATCTTGCAAGAAATGACAGACGAACTTTTGTTCTACAATGAAAAGCTCGATATGTATGTATGGGGTGTCACCCATTGGGGAACAAGTTGGGATTATGTTCTTACCGACATTAAACTTGATTTAGAAGAGGAGTGATTGTTGTTGATTGGCGGCATTTTGTTATTCTTTGTATTTTATGCGGTACTGTGTTTTTTCGGTCTGTAACGAATGGAGAAAGCCACCTTTTACAGTGGCTTTCTCTTTTGGCTTAAAACTGTAACGAATTAAAGAATTAATTCTTTAGCGAATTAAAGAAAACGGGGTAAAACTGACGAAAAGCGGCGGTTTTTCGTTGGTCTATTGGTCGCAGCTCGTTTGAGCCTGTTTTTTGACGATTTAAGCGGCTTTTATGGTGGGCGGTATCTTTACCCTTGGAAACTCTAAACTCCGTTTTCTTTAATACACTAAAGGAACAAAGTCGGCTTTTTTGTCTTTCTGTGGTGGACATACAGAAAATATGTCTTTTTTTCAAATTTTCTGAAAAAACCCCTTGACAAATGGTTGAGGATATGTTATATTATAATCACAGAAGGAAACACGACAACTGAACACCGCCGAGAACCTCGTACAAGAAGAAGTTGGTTAGGAGTAGGGCTAAGGAGTTGACCGACAGAAAAACTCGCTCGGTAGAAAGTCGAAACAAAGAGAGCCACGCGTTTCGCGGGACGGAGCTTTGAAATAGACAGAGGACGAACGGAAGTTACCCAACGGCTGAAATGGGGAGTGTTCCTAACTGAAAAACGGCTGATATATTGCCGATAAACTTTTAAGCCTTTGGCGGTATAATATAACTGTGAATAAATAAACGAGATAGCAAAGGCTATCTCTTTTTTTATGTTTAATACTTTAAAGCACTAAATTATAGAAAGGCGGTGGAGATATGGCACTCACACCAAAGCAAGAGTATTTCGCACGATTGGTCGCAAGTGGTAAGGACTACACAACGGCATATCTTACCGCTTACGATTGGAACGGAAGCAAAGCAGGAGCGGCAAACGAAGCCTTGATATTAGCCAATAAAGCAGAGGTACAAGACAAGATTAGAACCTTGGTAAAACCTTTGGAGATAGCCGCACAAAAGGACAATATCACCGCAAGACAAAAACAGATAGCACAGATAGAAGAACGGCTGGAGTTATGCAAGCAACGAGATGATGAAACAAATGTTCGATACTATCTTGATATGCTCAATAAGATATACGCTCTTTACAAAGAAACAGACAACGAACAGAAGCAAGAAAACACGCTCTCTGACCTTGATATTTCCGCTCTCAAGCGGCTAACTGGTGTATCCTAATAAAGTATAACCCCTAAATAAAAAGTCCGTACAGGCTTAAAAAACTGCCTTATACGCAATACTACATTATGTGGTTTTCAATACTACATCAAGTAGTAAACAGGACACAAAAAGGTTACATAATATAATAAAAGCGTTGATATGCTTAATAAGATATGTTTCTTAATAAGAAGCAGTCCTACTTTGACACTTTAGCGAGTTAACGATTTAATACTTTAATTGGGTGAAGGGGCAGTAGAACAGATGTTCTAATAGGAGACTCTATCCCAAAAAAATTTTCGCCCTATTTCATACTTATATCATAAAAGCGTAGAGTCTACACTCAATATAGATTCTACACTTTCTTTTTTCCAACTACACGGGGAGGTGGAACAGTTGGAATTATACGAAGAACTTGGCTTGACCCTCGCCCAGTACGAGAAAATACAATACCAGGCGCGGATGGAGCTTGCCCGCCGCGAGTTTTGGTATTTCTGCCAAGCCAAAGCCCCCGACTTCTACAAGGAGGGGCGCACCTACTTAAAAAATATCTGCAACCAGCTCCAAGAGTTTTGGGAAAGCCCGACCGAGCGCGTAATGATTATCAACGAGCCGCCCCGACACGGCAAGTCCCGCACAGGTGGTCTGCTGGCACAGTGGGTCTTTGGTAAGAAGCCCACCGAGAAGATAATCACTGGCTCGTATAATGAGCAGCTCTCCACCACATTCTCTCGCGGTGTCCGTAACGACATTATGGAGCGCAAGGCTGACAAAAATAAGGTGGTATACAGCGACATCTTCCCAAACACCAAAATTAAGCGTGGTAACTCCGCAGCTAACCTTTGGAGCTTGGAAGGTCAACATATAAGCTACCTCGCCACCTCGCCTGGTGGTACAGTAACTGGTTTCGGTGCGACCTTGATGATTATTGACGATATTGTCAAGAACGCCGAGGAAGCGATGAACGAAACCGTCTTGGATAGCCACTGGGAGTGGTTCACCAACACAATGCTGTCCCGTCTTGAGAAGGGTGGTAAGGTAATCATTATCGCCACTCGATGGAACACCAAGGACTTGAGCGGTCGAGCAATCGACCACTACAAGAGCATTGGCGTACCCGTGAGAATAGTGACCGAAAAGGCACTGCAAGACGATGGTACGATGCTCTGCGAAGAAGTGCTGGACAGACAGGCTTACGACTTGATTGTTAAGACGATGGGTCGTGAGATTGTCGAAGCCAACTACAACCAGAACCCCATTGACTTGGTTGGTCGGCTTTACAATGTCGGCTTCCAGACCTATAAGGATGTTCCGAGAGATGATAAGGGCAACATTCTCATCGAAGAAGTTTGCGCCTACATCGATACGGCAGACCAAGGTGATGACTACCTCTGCTGTATCATATACGGCTTATTCCGTGGACAGTGTTATGTCTACGATGTGTACTTCACCAAAGAGGGTATGGAAATCACCGAACCCGAAGTTGCCAAGCGACTATTCGAACACAAGGTCAACAAAGCCTACATCGAGTCCAACTCTGGTGGTCGTGGCTTTGGTAGAAGTGTGGAGCGCATCTTGCGAGAGAAGCACCACTGGTACAAAACCTACATAGATTTGTTCACCCAGACTCGCAACAAGAAAGCACGAATCCTTTCTTCTGCGACTTGGTGTCAAAATAATATAAAGTTCCCGATTGGTTGGGAAATCAATTTTGCTGAGTTCTACGGTGACATTATGGCTTACCAAAAAGAAGGTAAGATGAAGCACGATGACGCTGAGGACTGCCTTGCTGGTCTTTACGATAAGGTTGGTAAAGGCGCATTATTTAGTTTTAATTAAAGGGGTGATTGAATGATTAGAGGAACTACACCTACGCATATTTTTAATATTCCATTCGACACCTCTTTGGTGGACGAAGTTAAGATTACATACGCACAGGAAGATGAGATTATTTTAATAAAGGGTACTACTGATTGTGTCTTGGAAAATAGCACAATTAGTGTGACTTTATCTCAAGAAGATACATTTAAGTTTGACCACACTAAGGCGGTTCAAATTCAAGTTAGAATTTTAACGCTTAACGGTGAAGCATTTGCGTCTATTGTGGAAAAGGTTGGAGTTTCCAAATGCTTGGATAACGAGGTGTTGGCGTGATTTTAGACACTAAGTTTTTCGAAAAAACGCAACTGTTCAACCCACAATTTGACGAAAGTGAACAGGCATTTCCAACAAACTTTGGTGAAGTGCAAGTTGCAGGTTCTATGGTAGTTGACCCCACTTTAACAATCGAGGGTGCTGCTGCCGATGCCAAAGCAGTTGGCAATGCGTTACAAGCTACATATGCGAAATTAAATTCAAATACAACATTGGCATTTTACTGCATCGAAGATGTGACCATTGTTACTAATGGTACTTCCAAAACATATCCAGCAAACTCCAATGTTACAGTTTCATTTGCAGATGGTGATGTATTTGAAATTATTCCAACATCGAATAATTCTATTATGGCATTGACCGCATTTCCAGGTGCTTTAGGAACATTTTATCCTTGGTTAGAAGGTGTAAAACAATTCTCAAACATTCTGTTTGATATGAATGATGAGGATATGTATTCGAAATGGAGTCAAGGTAATCAAAGCGCATATAGAGTGCAATATGCACAATATACAAACTGCATTTTTTGGAGTGATAACCCTTACATAAGCGATGTTAGTAGAAGAACAAATTATACATTATATTACACATCGCAACTGCCTTTGTGCTATTCAACCATTCCAGATAATACATTTAAAGCTTTCTATCTGGCTTTTGGTGTAAATAGTGACCCTAACTGGGGTAATCCCGCATATCGAGATAGTTTTGCAAAAGCAACTTGGGCAACACAGGTATTTAGTTATTACGGTGCGAGAACAATCGGTATTTTTGGACACGATGACACTGACTTTAATATTGTATTGCCTAAAGACTGTAGAGGTTTAATGTGCGAAGCAACCGCAATCGAAAACGCTGGTACATTTGATGCTATTAACACAACTAACTTTGGTGCAAAACAAGGTAGCTGGAGAGATGCTTTCAGAATGTGTTATTCTTTGAGAAATTTGTATATCAAAAATCTCAAAGTTAACTTGAATGTATCGTGGTCACCGTTAAACTACGATTCGATTTATTTTATTATTTCTGAAGCAACAAATACAAAGAAAATAACAATTTCTGTTTCTCCATACACATATAATCTATTGAGTTCGTCTGATTTTGAGTTGGCTAAAAGTAAAAATATTACCATAGAACAGCTTACCGCAAATTATGTTGAAGATAAGCGGTTGAGCGATATTGCCAAGAAAGCCGATAAGACTTATGTGGATGAAATTGCAAACAGAATCCCAACCGATGCACACATTAATGAACTTATTAATGCTGCGCTGAGTAAGATTTAAATGAAAGGAGGATGAAGATTGGGCATTTTTAATTTATTTAAGCAACCAGAGTTGCCTACACCACCCAATTCCAACTCCAATCCCGATACGAAATATTTGGAACTGGTTCTGCGAAAGTGGTTGGATAGCCCAGTTCGTAAGGAACAACTGCTGGCAGAAAAGTATTACGATGGTCACCACGACATTTTAGAGCGTGAGAAGAAGGTCATCGGTGCTGACGGTAATCTGATTACCATCAACAATGTTGCTAACAACAAGCTGGTGGACAATCAGTATCGCAAGCTGGTTGACCAAAAGACCAACTATGTGCTTGGTAAGCCAATTACCATTGCGGCTGAGAACGATGAGTATCTGGAGCTGCTGAACAAGGTCTTCAATAAGAAGCTGCACCGACAGCTCCGTGTACTGGCTCAATACGCAGTGGACGGTGCTATTGGTTGGGCTTACCCCTATACACAGGACGGTAAGTTCAAGATTACCGTATTACCTTCCTACGAGGTTTGTCCGATTTGGAAGGATGAGTCCCACACCGAGCTGGAAAGTGCGATTCGTTACTATCCAGAAGAGGTGTTTGATGAACGAGGTGGTACTAAGATGATTTACCACGCCGACTTGTTCACCGTTTACGGTATCACACACTTCCTGTATCAAGGTGGTAGCTTAATTCCAGCCGAAAAGCCACACAGCCCACACTTATCTGTTGGGGAACAAGGCTTTAACTGGAACAGACTGCCCATCATTCCATTCAAGTATAACAATAAGGAGATTCCTTTAATCCGCAATGTCAAGTGCTTACAGGACTCCTTGAACCAAGTGCTGAGTGACTTCCAGAACAATATGGAAGAAGACCCCCGCACGAGCATCTTAGTTTTAAAGAACTACGATGGTACGAATATCCCAGAGTTCCGACAGAACCTCGCCACTTACGGTGTAATCAAAGTTACAACAGTAGATGGTGTACAGGGTGGTGTTGAAACTCTGAAGATTGAGGTCAACGCTCAGAACTACCAAGCCATTCTGATGCAACTGAAGCGGGCTATCGTGGAAAACGGTAGAGGTTTCGATGCGAAGGAAGAACGCTTGGATGGTGACCCAAACCAGATGAACATTCAGTCGATGTACACTGACATTGACTTGGATGTAAACGGTATGGAAACCGAGTTCCAAGCCGCCTTTGAGGAATTAAAGTGGTTTATCGACCAGTATTTAATCCATCAAGGTCACGCCGACTTCACAAACGAAGATGTTACCTTTACATTCAACCGTGACATTTTCATCAACGAAGACAGTATGATTCTGAACTGTAGGAACTCCGTTGGTATTCTGTCTAACAAGACAATCATCGCCAAGCATCCTTGGACAACCAATGTGGCACGAGAACTTGCTCAGATTGAGGAAGACAAGCAAGCCGAACTGGAAGAGATGGATGCAACATTAAAGGTTCAGAACAAGAACGCTCCGAAGCAGACTAAACCAACCAACACTGGTGGTGATGCTTAATGTACAAAGATGAACAGTTTATCCAAGTAGAAAAAGAGGAACTTGAGATAACAAACGAAGCCATTGTGGCTATGTTTCTGGTAATGGGTGTCGCTAAGCGTAATTTGGAAAAAGAGTTACGAGACTTTTACTCCAAGTACGGTAAAGACGGAGTAGTCACTTACGCTGAAGCACGAAAGTGGGTTAGTGACCAAAATCACCAGAGACGATTAACCGCATTACTGTTGGTTACCAGTGGTGCGTTTGTTGTTGCTCTTAACGACCTGGAAACCCATTTCCGAAGTTTCTTAACCGATGTGATTGCCAAGGAAGCTACTTTCTTTGGTGTTAAAGTGGATGTCAATAAACTCTTACAAAAAGGTTGGGGTTTAGATGATTTATACTGGTTACAACGGCTGGAAGCCAATGTTGACTTGTGGAAGTCAACAATCGCAATGGACATTAAGCGAGCGATGCACAAGGGCGCACGACTTGATGATGTTTTGACTCAAATGGAGAAGCGATTCGATACTATCGAAAAGGTCATCGAGCGACTTGGTTTGAGTGAGTCAACTGCCGTTGGTTCGCTGTCTCGTCAAGAGATATTCAAGGAGCTTGGTGTTACCAAGTATCAGTTCTTCACTAATCCAGACGAACAACGCTGTGAAGTGTGTGGTGAACTTCACGGTACAATCTTTCCGATTTCGGCATTTGAAGTTGGTGTAACGGCAAGTCCGATTCACCCTCGATGCCGCTGTTGGGAAGTTCCAATTATGGATTAAGGCGCAAGCCTTTTCCTATATAGTGGGTGTGGGTGGACACCTCCCCCCACCCACACCTTTTCACACATTATATTGGGAGGTAGTAATGTGCTTGACGATTTTCAAATATTAATTTCTAAATACGATGACCTGGAACACTTGAACATTTACCCTATTGGTGATGTTCATATTGGTTCTAAGGAGTTCGATTTAGAATTATTCAAGAAATGGATTGAAACAGTTAAGAACGACCCGAACGGCGTAGTCGTGATAATCGGGGATATGATGAATATGGGCTTGAGAAATTCCAAGAGCAATGTGTACGAGGAGCAGCTCAGCCCAATGGAACAAAAAGAACTCTGCTACGAGTTACTGAGTCCGATAGCCGACCGCATAATCGGGGGTTGCTCTGGTAACCACGAATATAGAGCGGTGAAGGAAGTGGGGTGCAATCCACTTTATGATGTTTTCTGCCGTATGCGTATCGAAGACAGATACAGAGAGAACATTTGCTTCATAAAGTTAACTGTTGGGAAACAAGGTAAGAATCCAAATACATACGGTGTGGTACTAACCCACGGTAGCGGCAAGAATAAGGACGAGAAATGGACTTATTCTGTTGACGGTTGCGACTGCTTCATTAGTGGTCACACTCACCTTGGTACACACCAACCGATGGGTAAAATCCGAATGGACTTAACCCACGAAAAAGTGAAAACGGTAGGCTACCAACATATAGTAGTTATGCCTTTTCAAAGTTACGGTGGTTACGCTGTCCGTAACAAATATATGCCTAATCACATAGGTCAATTCCAGCGTATCACATTCGATGGCACTGCTAAACGAGTGGGATACACATACTTTTAATTTGTCCCGTAAGACGCAAAACTACAACTCTGTGGTGCAACCACGATAAAAAGCGAAGGAGTAAATTATGAAAAGAGAATTTTTGAAGAACTTAGGTATTGAGGACAAGGACATTATCGATAAGATTTTGGACGAGAACTCTGCGGACATTGGTCGAGCAAAGGGTGAGTTAGACACCTACAAGACAAAGGTCACTAACTTGGAGAATGAACTTGAGAGTAAGAAGAATGAAATAACAACCTTAACAAGCAAGGTTGGCGATACAGACGCTCTCAACCAAACGATTTCTCAGTTGGAAGCCGATAAGCGAAATCTGACCAATGAACTGACTGCCAAGGTTAACGGAATCAAAAAGACTCACGCCATTGAAGGTGAGCTGCGTAAGGCAAAGGCTAAGAGCTTAAAGTCCGTTATGGCACACCTTGATTTGGAAAAGATTACTTTTGAGAATGACGAACTGAAGGGTTTAACCGAACAGTTAGAAACACTCAAGAGTGGTGAAGATACTGCGTTCCTGTTTGGTGAAGCACAAGTTGGCGCACCCGCTGGGACACACTTAAACAACCCACCTCACGGTGGTAATGGTGGTAATCCACCTACTGCTAAGACATTTGCAGAAGCTATCGCAAATGTACTTAATAACCAAAACTAATATTTTGATTTAAGAAAGGTGATTTAACTATGGCTGTTACTTTAGCACAAGCCAAGCTGAATGTTACTGACGCTTTACAGCTGGGCATTATTGATGAATTTGCAAAGAGTTCCTACATTCTGAACAACATTACTTTCGATGACTGCGTTTCTCCCGTTGGCGGTGGCGCAACTCTGACCTACGGTTACACTCGTCTGATTACTCAGCCTACCGCTGATTTCCGTGCCGTTAACAGCGAGTACACTCCTTCCGAAGTTCAGAAGCAGCGTTATACCACTGATTTAAAGGTGTTCGGTGGTGCTTATGAAATCGACCGTATCATCGCTAATATGGGTGGTATCGCCGATGAAGTTGCTTTACAGTCCGCTCAGAAGGTAAAGGCTGCTTCCGCTCTGTTCTCCGACACTATCATCAACGGTGACTCCGCTACCAATCCTCTGGTATTCGATGGTCTGGATGTTGCTGTTAAGGGTACTGCTACCGAGTATACCCCTGGCACTGCTATCGACCTGTCCACTTCCGCTGCTATCGATGCTAACGCTACTGCTTTCGTAGACCAGTTAGACGAGTGGCTGGGTGAGATGGACGGCGTTTCCGCTATCCTGTGCAACAACAAGATGGCTGCTAAGTTCCGTGCTATCGCCCGCCGTATGGGTATGTACCAGATGACCAAGAACGACTTCGGTCAAGCTGTTGAGTACTACGGCAACATTCCTTTCGTTGACCTGGGTGCTAAGGCTGGTTCTAACGACCCCATCGTTGGTATCAACAGCGGCGTAACTTCTCTGTACGCTGTTCGCTTCGGTCTGGATGGCTTCCACGCTATCTCTATGGCTGGTCAAGCTCCTGTGAAGATTTGGCTGCCCGACTTCTCCACTGCTGGTGCTGTTAAGAAGGGTGAAGTTGAAATGGTTGCTGGTTGCGCTCTGAAGTCTACCAAGGCTGCTGGTGCTTTCCGTAACATCAAGGTTCAGTAATTAAATTACTCCTCCTTTAGTGGTAGGGGCAGAAATGTCCCTACCACATCTTTATAGAAAGGACTGATAATATGGCTAACGAAGTTAAGTATCAAAACCAAGTTTGGGGCGAACCCATTGCTGGTGAGCGTCTGTCTACCAATGGTCACTACACTGGTGAGCATCTGGGTGCTGTGACACAGGACGCAAAGGCTGAAATGAAAGCCCATCTGGTCGAAGAGAACATTGTTCGACTGGGTACTATGATGCAAGACGCTATCGAGGGTAGCACCCCCGAAGTGGCTGAGTAATAATACCCGAAGGGGAGGATATTATGAAGATTTACGCTCCTGTTAAAGATTTTAACGGTCTGCGTAGTAATGTTCGATTTGTGGACGGTATTGGTGAAACCGATGACCATCAGTTAATCGAGTGGTTCAAGAGCAAGGGCTACACCGTTGAAACTACGGTGAACAAAGTTGAAATATGTGATGAACCGCTGGAAATTGCATTGGAAAATTGTGATGAACCAGACTTTGACGCAATGACACCGAATGAACTTCGGGAGTGGATGCGTGAAAACGGCTACGGTTTGAAAATCAAGAATACACGGAATAAGGAAAAGTTACTTGAAATTTTAAGGGGGTGAGTGAATGGTTACACGAAATAAGATAGTTGATAGATTAGCTCATCTTG